TCTTCCTGCTTAAGAGCAGCCTTCATGTGCTTGCTGAGATACGCCGTCTGTTCCTCCACAAACTCTCTAACATCCTTGCAGCTAACGGTTCCTGCACCACCGAATCTAGTGCGCATCAACCTGATAACTAATAATACACGGGCCACCTGGACATGTCAACTCTTTTCAAAGGAAAAACCATGTAAATTGACATTTGTCATAACTAGAAAGAAAAGAGCAACAATATCAAGGGGTAAAAAAATGCCCCGGCGAACCAGGAAGGGTGGGGTAGCTCGCCGGGGCTGATGGTTGCGTGTCGGCTGGAGGTGTGCCACCGACACCTAGAGTGTCGCAAATTTCCCGTTATCTGTCAACTAGACCTGTTGTCCTACCGGCCCCATCAAAGGGGCCGTCGGGTGGCCTTGATCTAGATCAGATCTTCTTCTAGAGATCTTAAGATCTAATAGGCCCCCCTTAAGGGGGCCTAGATCAGATCTTCTTCTAGAGATCTTAAGATCTAATAGGCCCCCCTTAAGGGGGCCTTAATTAAGAACGTTAAGTTAATTAAAAGGGTAGTAATAAATTTTTGATTGTCAAGGGGTAAATCTGAACTAAATATGACAAATGATCTAGAAGCCAGACAAAGCGCCCGCTTTTGGGCGGGCTTTGTTTCCAGGTGATGAAAAAAAACTTGATCATTTTTCTTGACAGTTGATTGAACCAATGATATTATCCTAAGTGGTTGTGCTGAAAAGGTTTTTATGCCGGATAAACCGAACACCGAACAGATCAAGGCCGGGAGGTTGGCCCTGGGATTGTCACAGTCAGCAGCCGCACGGTTGATCCACGTCAAACCGTCGGCATGGTCGCACTGGGAATCGGGGAAAACGCCGATGCACCGGGCGTTCTGGATATTGTTTTTGATTAAATCGGGGCTTTTGGAGGTGGGGAGGTGAATTTAACCCCCAAGCAAGAAAAATTCGCTCAACTGGTCGCAGGTGGGGCCACCTACTCCGACGCCTACCGGGGGGCGTATGACGTCGAAAATATGAGTGATCCAGCCATCAACACCGAAGCTGCCCGCCTCGCAAACGACCCTAAGATTTCCCCCAGAATAAAGGCCCTCCAAGAATCCGCCGCCATCGCCTGGTCCCGGGAATTGTCAATAAAAACAAAGCGTCAGGCCCTCCAACTGGCCCTGGAGAAAAAATTTTGATTAAATCGGGGCTTTTGGAGGGGAAATGACGCTATCTCAAGCGGCCAAAGAAGCGAGTTACGGAAAATTCAACAGCAATCCAGATGCGGTCGTCGGACAACTGCACCCCGGCGGACAGGTGATTGGGCTGACGATGGGGCAGTGGTCGTTAATCGACCTGCTGCACTCGATTTTGAAAAAAACCGGGCCAGCGAACGTAGTGATTGCTACGTGGTCAGCGGGGATCAAAGATGCGCACCAGGTGGCATGGATGCGGGACACTGGATTGATTCAATCTATTCAACTCTTGACGGATTATTCGTATCAGCGGCGACAGCCAGGGTACGCCGTCGGAGTTGAAGAGTTGTTTGGCCGGGAAAATATCCGATGTTCCAATTTGCATGCGAAATTCCTGACGGTCTCGAACGATTGCTGGAAAATTTCGGTGATGACATCAATGAATTTGAATGCGAACAAGAAGGTTGAAATGTTCCAAATTGTTGATGATCGGGAACTTTTTGACTTTTTGAGTGACTTCGTTAATCACCACGTGCAAAACATGCCGCCGGGGTGGATTCGTTCAGAGCGAACAGCGAACGTGTCTGTTGGTTTGTTTTTTGGGGTGGACCTTGAAAAAGAGGAGCATTGGTCGGATGGATTCGGAAATGACTGAAGAATTACGAAAAAGCCTTCTTGACTTCGGGGCCTTGTCCTACTCTGTAGAGCAAATGGGACTTGTTTTGGGCATGTCGCGTGTGGAGGTTGCCGACATGCTGCAAGGCGGCGGGCAGGTTGTCTACGACCAAGGTCGTGAGCGGTTCAGGTTCGCCCTGGACCGGAAAGTGATGGAGTTGGCTATGAAGGGCGATATGAAGGCCATTGAGAAGCTGGAAAACCGAGCAAGGGGTAATTCAGACTTAGGAGATTTCAGCCTGTGAAGTACGAAACACGTAAGCCTAGCGAGTTGTCCCCATGCGGCAACAATGCCAGGACTCACACGCCCGAACAAATTGAGAAAATCGCTGCATCTCGTTTGATTCGATGAAATTGAGGCCCTAGATGACCCTAACCCCCAAGCAAGAAAAATTCGCACAGGCGGTCGCTTCGGGAATGACCCAGGCCGACGCCTACAGACACGCCTACAACGCCGAAAATATGGCAGATTCGACGATTTGGTCTAGGGCTAGCGAACTGGCTGCAGACGGTAAGGTTTCGGGAAGGATCAAGGCCCTCCAAGAATTTGCCGCAATCGACGCCCTGTGGTCCCTAGAATTGTCGATAAAAACCAAGCGCCAAGCGTTGAAAATCGGCATCGACAAAGGTGATAGCCGGGCGATTATCCAGGCCAGTGAATCACTAGACAAACTATGCGGACTTGAACCAGCCCGAAAAATCGATATAACATCCAGTGACGGCACCATGACGCCCCGGTGCATGTATGCCGAAATAATCGCCCAGTTGGTCAGTAATGACACCAAACCACCGACAGACGATTAGTCGCCTAGACCTGACCGCCCGCGCCCTATTCCAGGACGCCAAGGGTGGCCAGATGATTTTCGCACCTCACCACCTCGCAATTGCCGCAGCCCTGCAATCTGTCGCAACCGGGGCCATCCGCCGCCTGATAATCAACATGCCGCCCCGGTCCGGTAAAACGTTACTAGTCTCGCAAATGTTCCCCGCCTGGGTGATGGGCATGAATCCACGGGCAGAATTTATCCTCACCTCGTATTCGGCCACCCTGGCAACCAACAACACCTACGTCGTCCGGGAGTTGATGCGGGGCGGGATGTACCAATACCTATTTGGCGAAAACGGCGCACAAGTGGCGCAGGACTCCAAAGCCCGGCACTTTTTTAAGACTGTCTCCGGAGGCCAGATGTACGCCGTCGGCACAGGCGGCACCATTACCGGGTTCGGGGCGGGCAAGATGTCCGGGGAACCGTTCGGGGGGTGCATCCTGATTGACGACCCGGCCAAGCCCGATGAAGCACAATCCGAGATAATGCGGCAGGGGGTCATTGACTGGTACCGCAACACCCTGCAATCACGCACGAACAGCCCGGAAACGCCCATTGTCCTGGTATCCCAGCGGCTGCATGAAGGCGACCTCGCAGGCTGGCTTTTGGGCGGTGGGACGGGCGAAAAGTGGGAATTACTCAAAGTCCCGGCTATCACTTCGGCGGGCGAGTCGTTTTGGCCGGACAAGTTCCCGCTCGAACACCTGACGCGGATGGCCGAGTCGATGCCGTACATGTTCGCCGGGCAGTACCAGCAAGATCCTGCACCCAGGGAGGGCGCACTTTTCCGCCCCGGCAAAATCGACATCATCGATGCCGTCCCCGCAGATATCGTATGGGTCCGGGGATGGGACTTGGCAGCGACCAAGAACGACGGCGACTACACCGTGGGGGCCAAATTAGGGGTCAAGGACGGGGTCACATACATTGCGGATTTGCAACGCATCCAGGGAGGGCCCGAGGATGTCGAGCGGTTGATAGTGCAGACCGCCCAACTCGACGGGTGCAAGCAGTCGATACCCCAGGACCCCGGACAGGCAGGGGTGGCACAGCGGGATTACCTCGCCAAGCGGCTACAGGGCGTCAATTTCGTATTTTCAAGGGAAACAGGCGACAAGGCCACCCGGGCAGAACCGTTCGCCGCCCAGGTCAACGTGGGGAACGTGCGCATGGTCAAGGCCCCGTGGAACGATGCGTTGTTGAATGAATTCCGGGTCTTTCCATATGGCCGCCATGACGATATTGTCGATGCGTGCTCCAGGGCGTATAATGAACTTGGAACGACATGGAATTACAAGGAGTTGTTATGAGCGCTTTTGAAGATGGCCTAATTAACGTCAGAAACCAACTTGCCCAGCGGCGTTCTGGGATTGCCACCAATATCGTCAATGCCCCGCGTGTATCAAATTCCGAGCTGCAGCAGCTGAACAAACTGGGTGTCTGCCAGCAAATAATCGACATCAAAACGACCGGGGCCTTGGACGATACCCTGGCCTTCGAGTCTGACACGGCGGAAAAATTTTACTCCGACCGGCTCGATGTCTTAGTCCGGGAGGCATGCCGCTACATGTTGGGCTACGGTCGGGCGGTTGTCCTGGTTGCACAGCCAGGAATTGACCTGTCCAAGCCCCGGCAAGGCCGAGTCAATCCCGACAGGGCTCGGTTGGTTGTTTTCCCCGGCTCAGACGTGACGGCCAGTGACCCGGTGGATGATTTGTTCGACGAACGCTTTGATCTACCGAAAACGTA